ATTAATACTGATGCCACCAATTACAATTTCACAATCAATACTGCCGTTACCATAGAAGTCAAAGATTCAAGTGGTGACTATGTATCTATTTTTGGCGGTCGTATTTCAGACCTTCGCCAAGTAGTGCAAAGCGCTGGATCAAGTGCAGTTATAACCAGTTTAAGAATTACCGCTATTGGAGCGCTGGCAAGATTGCAAAGAGCTATCTTTGATGGCAATTTAGCTCAAGGTTTAGATGGCGCACAAATAACAGATTTATTAGACGAATTGCTTCTTAGTTCTTGGAATGAATTGCCACCAGCTGAAACTTGGGCAACTTACGATGCCACCGAGACTTGGGGTCAGGCTGGCAATATCGGTCTCGGAGAAATTGATGCTGGCGAATATACGATGGTCAGCCGCCAGATTACTGATAGCGTCATTGCCCCAATAGCTAATCAGATTGCTAATTCAGCTTTAGGCTATCTCTATGAAGATGCCAATGGCCTTATAGGTTATGCAGATGCCAGCCATCGCCAAGATTACCTAGTGGCTAATGGCTACACAGACTTAGATGCTCGGCAAGCCATTGCCTCTGGAATAGGTGTTATTCAGCGTCAAGGAGATTTAGTCAATAAAATTGTGATGGATTATGGCAATAACTTTAATAGCTCATATACGGCCCAAGACACTTCCTCTCAGGCCACCTTTGGCTTATTTGCCGAGCAATTTAGCAGCTATCTAAAGAACGCCGCCGATGTAGAGGATGTAGCAGATCGTCTTATTGCTCTGAGGTCTTACCCTAGAAATACCTTCCAATCTATTACTTTCGCACTTCAGTCCCCTGAAATTGATGACACAGATAGAGACGCCCTATTAAATATATTTATGGGCCAGCCAGTCCGAATTACTAATCTGCCACTTAATATCCTAGGCGGCGAATTTACTGGCTTTGTCGAAGGCTGGTCTTTCAGCGCTTCAGTCTCAGGCCTATCACTCACCTTCTTAGCTACCCCAACAGAGTTCTCGGCAGTTGCCCAACAATGGGCTCAAGTCAATGCGTCTGAAAGCTGGAATAGTGTTCTTAATACGCTAGAATGGCAAGACGCGATAGGAGTTATTAGTTAATGGCCAATACAACGAATTACAACTGGGAGACTCCAGACGATACAGATTTAGTCAAGGATGGCGCAGCTGCCATTAGAACTCTTGGCAATTCAATCGATACAACTACAAAGGCTTTAAATCCAGAGACAACGCTTGGGGATATTGCTTACCGCTCAGCGACTAGCAACACAAACACTCGCTTGGCTATTGGCACTTCTGGTCAGATTTTATCGGTATCAGGTGGCGTTCCTGCTTGGATCAATAACGACCAAGGCGATATAACTGAAGTTGCAGCTGGAACTGGTATTTCAGTAGCTTCGGGAACTGGCCCCGTTCCAACAGTTTCGATTAATACTGCGGTAACTGCTGATTTAACAACTGCCCAAACCCTAACAAATAAAACTTTAACTTCACCAGTTTTGACTACACCGACAATTAGCACAATTGATGCTAAAGGTGATCTATTAGTTGGAACGGCCGATAACACAATAGGCCGCCTAGCGGTTGGCACAAACGGCCACATTTTAACAGCCGATAGCACAGTATCACCAACAGGATTAAAGTGGGCTGCGCCAGCTGGCGGAGGTAAAATTTTGCAAGTAGTTCAAGCAACATATGGAACTTCTGCAACTAGCACTTCCACTTCTTGGGCAGATACTGGTTTAAGTGCAACAATCACTCCAGCATCATCTGGTTCAAGAATATTAATTTTTGTTACCCAGTTTTATGAATTATTTAGAAATACCGGAGATGCTGGCGGCGGTATTGCTTTGCTTCGCGGTGGAACATTTATTTTTGGCGATGAAGCTGCCAGCGCACCAATCAGTCTCTATTTAAGTCCTGGTGGATCAACTTCAAATTATTTGCAAAATGTATTTCAATTAGCCTATGTCGATTCACCAAGTACAACTTCAGCAACGACATATAAAACTCAATTTGCTGTAACTTCATCCGCGAATAGCGGTCGAATGAAAGTGCAATTGAATAGCAATGATTCTTCAATGATTTTAATGGAAATAGGTGCATAATGGCGACAACAGTAGAGGTTTTAGAATATTTAATTCCTAATGGTGGATGGGTATTAGTCGGCGACACTTTTGAAGGAATTGAATTTATTGAGTGCAAACCAATAACCAAGAATCAATTTGAAGCTGCTTTTGCAAAGGTCGATGAATTCAAAGCAAAACGCGCAGCCGAAGAAAAGGCTAAAAAAGAAGCTGCATTAACAAAATTAGCTGCTTTAGGTCTGGAAATTGATGACTTAAAGGCGCTTGGTCTGTAGCACAATCCCTCAAGATAATGACGAGACTATGTGCAGCGGGTGTCCAATTACGAGAGCAAATCGATGACGATTATCCTGATCGCGATAGGAAGTCTGATGGCTGGGTGGCTGACGCTCGCCATCTTGCAAAGGGCAGTTCTGACCATATACCAGACGCAAGAGGAATCGTCAGAGCTTTAGACATTGATGCAGATTTAAACGCCCACAAAGAAGAAGCTTATGCATTAGTTGAGAAGCTTCGTAAATGCGCCAAAAAGGGCGATAAGCGCATCAAATATATTATCTACGATGGCAAGATTATGAGCCCAATACTGGGCTGGAAGCGGCGTAAATACTCAGGAGCTAATCCGCATCGTAGTCACTTCCATATATCATTTACTAGCTTGGGAGACACAGATGGCAAATGGTTTAACCTCGAAGGAGAATCTAATGAGCGACCTAAAGAAGATGGCCGAAAGTTGGGCAAAGACATTCCTAGCGACAGCCCTAGCGACTTATCTAGCAGTCGGCCTAGATGTCAATGCAATTGCAAATGCCGCTCTAGTGTCAGTCTTGCCTAGCATCATTAATTGGCTTAACCCTAACTACGAGCGCTACGGCAAAGTCCGCTAATGGTTGCAGCTGAACTCGCAACCCTAATTGCATCAGTCTTAGGATCAATTGCCCTTCTCATTGCTGGCCTTCGCTACATAATCAAATTAGAAAATATCCCCATAGTGTCGCGCCTTGATAAAATGGAGTCTCAGCTAGAATTAGCCCTAGCGAGAGGAGTCAGAAATGGCAACGCGAAAGCGCGTAAGTAAGAAGCCAGTAAAGCGCAAGCGCACAACTAAGGAAACACCGCTAACAAAGCTTGATTTCTGGGCTATTGCTGCCAATGAAGTTTATAAAGCTTGTCGCAGAGCTGGGATGGATGAAGGAACTTCGCTGGCTTTCGCTATGGATCGTAGCTCTTATCCTGATTGGATAGTGCCAGCCGATGACCCAATAAAGAAAATTGGTTGGGAAGATGGCGAGGAAGATAACTAATCTACTTTAGAGAGGTTGAGTTATTCGAGGCTCTCAAGTCGCTTTACCCAGACTTGACGCCCTTATCAGCGACCGACCGAGCAGATGGCATTACCAGCGATAGCTATATTGAGCTCAAATGTCGTAGAACGCATTATGACCGCCTATTGATTGAGAAGAAGAAGTGGGATTATCTGGCCGATATAAGAGCTAGGACGGGCGCTAAGACCCTTTATATCAATGCGACACCTAAGGGCATCTACCAGTTCGATTTAGGGGCTCTAATCGAGCCTGAGTGGGTTTTAAAGAGTCTGCCGATTACAACCGATTTCAGCAACAAAGCCCATTCCGAAAGGCTATGCGGCTTCTTTGATATCCGACTCGCCGAGTTATTGCTTGTCTAAATAGATTTAAGCAAATACATTTAGCCCGTAAATCCATTTAGGGATTACAGAACGGGAGCAAAATGGTAAATAAAGTAGCTCTAATTCGATTTGACTCTCAAGCTGGTGCTTGGACTGATGAGACAAATTGGGTTAAGGGATCAATAATAAGACGATTCGCTAAAGAGCGGATGGGTAAGAAGCAACTGCGAGGCCGTTTATCTAAGGCTGAAATCTCTGCATACTGGCTTGATAAATATGGGGTGAGTGCAGATGTTTCCTAATTTATCTGATACGCAAGTCTTTGCAATAACGATTGGCGTTCCATTCTTCGGCCTTTATTTATGGTCTCTTTGGAGTTCAGCTAAAGCCAAAGCCTTTAATGAAGGATATAAGAGAGGGAGAGCAAGTGTCCGATACACAGAAATCGTTAAATGAATGGCTCGAAAGTGCTGGAGACACACTATTCGACAGGGGCATCGAGTATGGCGACCCGAGGCACAATTTACTACGCATTTTCAAAATCAGTAAAGCACTCGGTATTCAGCTCAGAGACCCATCTGACTTGGCAATTATTGCTATCGCGACCAAACTCTCAAGAATGGTGGAAAGTCCAGAGCGCGAAGATTCGTATCTCGATCTCATTGGATATGCCGCTATCTTGGGTCGATTACGATTTTCGAGTCCAGAAGATTGGGACGACATTGAGTCTGACTCGCAATCATAATAGCAATCAATACTGCGATTACTGCAAATATCGCTGGGGACAAAATAAGAATGGCTGGGATTTAAGAGCTACAACACCAGCAGTCTGGAAAGTCCAAAGCGAGACACCGCTTCGAAAGGCTCAGGTTAGGTTCTATTGCCAGCCTTGCGCCGATGATGCACAGAACTGGCCAGATGGCACATTTTACTCATTGAAAGAACAATTAGAAGATGCGATAAATCAATTCGCAGGGAGAGAGAAGTTAGATGTCGAATTACCTAGATGACTATGTAAGTGTGCAAGACCGATTAAAGGAGTTTATAAATGCTTATCCAGATTATAGAATCAAGACTCATATCTTGGCGGAGTCGCTTGTGGCTAATTGTGATGTTTATATCATTAAAACTGAGCTATATCGCACTGAAGCTGACTTACATCCTTGGACTACAGGTCTATCCAGCGAGTCTAAATCAAAGCAATATGCACTCGAGCTTGCGGAAACTGGATCGTTGGGACGCGCACTTAACCTCGCTGGATACTTCGCTAAGATTAAACAAAGCCCAAAGAAGGCAATTGAAACGACTAAGCCAGCTCTTGCGGAATTCATAAAAGAGCAACGACCTAATGATCCTGAGCCAATTGTCTGGGATGTTGCACAGATAACTAAAGAATTCGGTGCAGAGATAATTGATGAAATACCGCTTTGCGCTGGTGGCGATGGGCCAATGATTCTTAAGCAAGGCAGCAAAGAAGGCAAAGAATATAGAGGCTGGGTCTGTCCAGTTCCTAAGTCTGGCCATCCTGCTAAGTGGATGCGTATTGGCTCAGATGGGCATTGGGTCTTTCAAAAATGAAGCAAGATGCTCATCCTTTTAAGTGCTCAACTTGCTTAGCGGTTACGCCGCATATTGAGTTATATCGGTATGAGACCAGCGATATCCCCGAAGCGCCTGAGGAAGTATGGTTGATTGAATGTCAGCGATGCTTCCTTCAGCGCATTATCTATCCATCTGATCGCGTAGCCAGTAAAGAAGATGACATTATTCGTTGCGAGCAATGTGGTGGATGGAAGATGAAATCTGGTAAATGTCGAGTATGCCGATTAGCTGCTGGATTTGAGAAGCTGAGCGAGAAGTATTGGACAGGCAATAGCACTATGGAAAGGCCATATAATGCCAATTTATGAATATCGATGCGACAAATGCGATAAATCAAGAGAGTTAGTTGCATCAATAGTTCAGAAATATGAAGTAACCTGCGATAATTGCAATGTGCCTATGTGGCGCGTATGGCATCCAACGCCAGCAATATTCAAAGGAGAAGGATGGGCAAGGAAGAAGTGAGCAAGCCCCACTCTATTAGATATATCCGTCAGCTGATGGAATGGGGCTTTGATAAGGAGTTTATCGCCAAGGACTGTGGAATCAATATCCACTCACTAGAAGTTAGATTAAATAGAGCAAAGAAAAGGGAGCAATATGGGAATCAAGGAACTGAGTTTGGAACTAGCAGCGGTGAGTCTGATAGCTGATGAGGCTAAGAAGGCCAAGGATAGGCTGAGAGCAGCTTTACAGGCCGAAATGGATGCAATAGGTGCAGATAGGGTTAAGGCTGAATATGGTGATGATGTGATTGCCTATGTGACCACTAGTAAGCCTAAGTTTAAGTGGGTAATCAAAAATGAGCGCGAATTCGTCAAATGGGTAAAGAGCAATATATCCAGCGAGATAGTTGAGACAGTCCGGGAATCATCTCGCGATGGGATACTAGATAAGTTCCACTATATCAATGGCGATGATGTTATTGATCCGAATGGTGAAAGAGTTGAATGGCTAGAAGGCACAATAGCTGAGCCCTATCTAGTTACTAAGTTCCATAGTGACGGCAGGGAAAGGCTCAAAGACGCCTTTCAATCAGGCCAGTTAGAGTTTAAGAAGATATGGGAGTTAGAATGAAAGATGACATATACCCAATATGGAGA